GGTTCGCAAAATGGATACAGTGATACGGATAAAACCGCATGATAAACAGCTTGAGATACTTCGGAATAGGAAGCGCTTTAATGTTGTTAGGTGCGGCCGTCGCTTTGGTAAGTCTTATCTGGCTTTTGCTTTGGCCCTTGAGAAAATGCTTGAAATTGATGGGTCGTATGTTCTCTATACAGCGCCCTCATACACCGAGCTTTCAGGAAGAGAAACCGAAGCACAAAATTTCTTTGCACCGCTTGGTGCAACTTACAAGCAAGGCCAGATTAAACTAGGCCGTAGTACATTGGTTCTGCAGGGTATTTACCGGGCGGATGGACTCCGAGGCAATAAGTTTCATAGAGTGATTTGCGATGAATGGGCACACTGCCCAAATGCTGAAGACGATTGGAACTTTGTGCTTAGTCCGATGCTAGCAGATTATGAAGGAGATGCGTATTTCTTCTCAACGCCGAAAGGAAAAAATCACTTTTGGCAATTAGATCAGCTAAGCGAAACTATGTCAGATTGGCAGTCGTTTCACTACTCGACATACGACGGCGGGCAAATTAAGATAAGCGAAGTTGATAGGCAAAAGGAGCTACTACCCTCTTTGGTTTTCGCGCAAGAGTTTCTTGCAGAATATGTCGATAGATCGGCGGCTAAGATCAAGCGCGAATGGTTACGCACTACAAATGGCCAAGAATGTACAGCGTATTACATTGGAGTGGATTTGGCAATTAGCCAAAAAGAGACTGCAGACTATACGGCAATCGTTGTAATAGGCACGACAAAAGATGGCGAGGTAGTTGTAGTTGAGGCCGATCATTTTAGAGCGCAGTTCCAAGAGATAGGCCGTAAGATCATGTCAGCCGAACAAAGATGGAATGCAAGAGTCGTAGCAGTCGAATCAAATCAGGCGCAAGCTTGGATGGTGCAAGAGCTGAAAAGAAATACTAAGATGAATGTCGTAGGTGTGAGAGCGGATAGAGACAAGGTTATTCGCTTTCAGCCAGTCGAGGCAAGATATGAGCAAGGCCTTGTCTATCATGTCCCTCATATCAATCCGGAATTTACCGAGGAGCTGCTTTCGTTTACGGGCACTCCGCAAGACAAGCATGATGACTTTATTGACGCGTTGGGTTATGCCTTCAACGCTATTCGCAAAACACCCCAGATATATGTATGAGTCTACTTGACCAACTTAGAGATAGAATCGCGAGCGCAGTTGCACCGCGAAGAAACGACAGACCGTATATTCGGTCGGGTGGTACTCGCAATATTGGTGCGACTCAAGTCGGTAATGAGTTAAGCGCCTCTCTTCGAGGGACGGTCTTCGCTTGCCTTCAGCATAGAGCGAATGCTTTGAGCGGTATCAAGTTCGATGCATACAAAGAGCAGAACTATGAGAAAGAGGAACTAGGTCGCGGTCATTGGACTAACGAACTACTCTCAAATCCTAATCCGTATTTTACACGCTCGCAAGTCTTTGGATATATTGAAAACTGGCTTAGCATAAATGGCAATGCGTTTATATGGACTCCGACAAACGGCTACCGAGTACCGCTTCAAATGTGGGTATTAAATCCGACAAGAATGCGAGTCATTAAAGGCGAGAATAACTTCATTGATGGGTATGTCTATCAATCCGCGCAAGAGGGTAATATAGCCATACCTGAAAAGGAGATTATTCACCTTGCGAAGCTCCACCCCGCCGCGCGTCCTGAAGAGATAATCGGTATGAATATCTTCGGCGTTGGTCTTGTTTCCGCCGCTTTGGAATATGCAAATATAGACCGCGAGGTATCAGCGTACTTAGCTCGATTGTTCGCTAATAATACAGTTCCGCCACTTATTGCGAAGTTCCCCGAAAGGTTTGACCAAGACGAGTGGCAAAAGCTGAAAAGCGCTTGGAATGAAGAGCTACCGGATTACAAGCTCCGCGCTTTGCTTGGTGGTGGTATGCAATTAGAATTACCACCGAAAGGCGAGCTATCGGTAGGCTATGACTCTGTTAGTAAAGATGTAAGAGCGCAAATATCTCAAGTCTTCGGCGTGCCTCCTGGTATGCTTGATGGGTCATTCCAAAACCGAGCGACTGCAGAGGTTCAGTTTGCAATCTTTAGACAAAACACAATAGACCCCGAAGCTTTGTACATTGCCGAAGAGTTTACACGCCATTTCCGTAGATGGGAAGAGGATGTACTCATCCAAGCGCAGCCGTATGAATATGCAGATCCCGACGCTGATATGAGGCAAGAAGAGTTCGAGCTTAAGTGGGGAATCAAGACAATTAACGATGCAAGAGGCGAGCGCGGATACGATCCGATTCCTGAAGGCAATACGCCGCTTATTGCTAATGGTTTTGTCCCGCTTAACATGGCCGTTAACCCCGCTCCCGTGCCCGTAGCGGCTCGAAAACTCTTAACAAGGGCAAATCCTAAGCTACCTATCGTTACAGCCGATGCAAAGGACCTCTTTTGGAGAAACTTCGACGGGATAACTGAAGCGAATGCAGGTAGCCTCGAGAATGTAATTGAGATGATCATAGCTCAAATCAAAGAGCAAGTCTTTCAGCTTGCAGATGACGGCGTGTTGACTCTTGCAACTGTAGATGTTTCATCCGAAGACCTTGCGGAATACGATGCAATCATAGCAGAGGCTGCAAATCAAGTAGCTACCGAACTCTATGCGACTCTTGCAATCGAGGGTAGCGTGCCTCCGACTGCAGAGGTTATCGCCTTGGTCGAAGAGTCAAGCGCTCAAATCCGAGATTCTATCGGAGTAATCAAGCAAGAAGTACAAGCGACTCTCACTGCAAACGCCGGTAAGGATAAAGAAGAGCTTTTTAAGATCCTGAATACCAAATTCGACTCACTTCAAACAAGCAGAGCGCGTGCGATTGCAAATACGACCGCCGCAAATGTGACAAGCGGAATGCAATACGCCGTGTACAAAGATGAGGGTTTTGAGATGGTATGGCTAACACAAAGAGACGGCCGCGTAAGACCCGCTCATGCTGCTTTGGAAGGCTCGACTCAAGGCGCGGACGGATATTTTACGGTAGTGACCGAAGTTCGCGATAAAGATGGCAATATCATTGAAGTCAAAACCGAGAAAGCGAAGCGCCCGCTTGGTAGTGGACTAAGCGCTTCAAATGCAGTGAACTGCAGATGTCAATTATTCCCAGTTGAAAAGCAATAAAAATAAAGGTTTAATATGAATTTAATAACACGCGAGCTAAACCTGCAAGTCAGGGACGGCTACGAAAAGGAATACGAAGAGAAAGAGAATGATCTCTATACATTCGTAGTATCGACTCCCGAAGTTGACCGGTATGGGACTATCATAGTTCCAAGTGGAATCGACTATACAGCATATCTAAATAATCCCATAGTCTTAGCTCAACATGACTCGGATCAGTGGCCTATCGGTCGCTGCTTAGGCTTTGCAATGAATGGCGAAAACCTAGAAGCTACAATTCAAATCGAGTGTATTACTGAAGAAGGCAAGAAGCTTAACAAGCTTATCAATGCCGGATATGTAAAAGCCGTATCAGTTGGTATCATTCCAAAAGAATACGAAGAGAAAACAATCGACGGGCAAAAGGTAACTATTTACACAAAGTCCGAGCTTGTAGAATTTAGCGTCGTATCAGTTCCTGCAAATCGTCAAGCTTTGCTTAAGAAATCTATGAAGACTTTACTCCAAGATTCAATCAATAAATACAAAAAGGAAAAGAGAATGTTAACCCCAGAGATCGAGCAAAAGATCAAAGACGAACTTCTTCCGGCAATCAAGGAAGCGTTTGTTAATGAGGTAATTAATCTCGGCTTTTCACCTGAAGAAGCCGAAGCATCCGTAAACGCTTTTATCACTGCAGGCGCTCCTCCTATGCTAGCAGTTTTGCAAGGCGAATCACCAGCCGTTGTAGAGCCTGAAGTTGCACCCGCTCCCGAAGCTGCAGAGCCTCCAGTTGAGGTAGTAGAAGAAGGATACAAAGCACCTGAAACTCGCGTCGGTAAGAAAATTGCAGCTTCAACACAAGCGCAAATCAATGAAGGTATGGATATGATTCAAAATGGCTACAAGATTATCAAGTCTGCAGTAGCTAGCGAAGGCCGTTCAATTACTTTGAACATGCCTAAAAAACTCAATACAGACGAATTACTTAATTTAATCTAAGGATATTGCATAATGGAAAACATTATCGTAACAAAAGACCAACTGAAAGAAGTTGTTGACCGCAAAGTAGCCGATCAACTTCGCACACAAAAGCCATCAAGTAACAATGGCTTTGTAACAATCAAAGCAGATCATGATGCACGCCGTGACCAAGCTCGCGTCGTAGCTGACTATATTCTTGCAGTTCACAAAGGCCGCGAAGGACAAGCAGACGATATCGCACGCAAAGCAAACGAAAAGTACATCACAAGAGCTGACTTTAATACCGGTACAGCAGCACAAGGTGGCGCGGCGGTTCCTCAGTTTTGGGTAGAAGAGATCATGTCTTTTGCAGATCAGTACGGATATGCAAGAGCACTCGCGAAGATCTATCCAATGAGAGGCAAGACTGAAAACTTGGTATCAAGTGGCGCGTTCACAGGCGCGGTAGTTGCTGAAGGTTCTGGCTTGACTTTGACTGACTCAACTAACTTCTTTACAGCGACTCAACTTACAGCCCGTAAGATTGTAGCCGGTGCTATTATATCCGAAGAGCAACTTCAAGATGCTACCCCTGCATTCTTGGATTATGTAGTGAATGGTCTTGGCCGAGCTCTTGCCGAAACTGAAGACAAGCAGTTTTTCAATGGTAATGGTACAGCTCCAAACTTTACAGGCTTAACAGGTGTCTCCGGAACTACAGTAGTTCGCCAAGGTGGTGCTAATAACTCTGGTAAAGATACATTCGGCGAAATCTCATGGACTGACCTTTGGAACTTGCGCCTCGGTGTAAATTCCGGCGTTGGTGCAAATGGTGCTTTTGTAGTGCCTCAGTCAGTTTTCGGATTTTTGATGAAAGAAACAGGCGGAAGCCGACCGATCTTTGACATGGTGCGCCCTATCGAAATTACATCAATCGGCTTAACAGCTCTTGCAGGTAATTCATACTTCACACCAACAGGCCGCCCGATGCACGTAGTACCAGATGCACTCTTCCCAACAAGTGCAGCGAATACAGCATCTGCATTCTATGCTGATTGGAATCAGTTCACTGTAATGGGTATCCGCGAGGATGTAACAGTTAACGAATACAAAGAGTATTTCGGCGCGACTGGTTTGGGTGGCACTCATCAAAAAGGTATCGAAGTTGTTGAGCGCGTTGCTTTCGCATTCCCAGCTCCAAGTGCTATCGGTGTTCTCAAAACTTCAACAACCTAATTAGGTGATTTATGCTCGTAGATGTAATTCTAATCGAGCCGTATAAAGGTGTTTCGGCAGGGTATGAGACTTCTCTCCCTGCCGAGATTGCCGAGGCTCTTATTAAACAAGGCAAGGCGAAAGATGCAAAGCCCGCGCCGAAAGTAGAAACAAAGAAAACAGGTAAATAACCATGCCATATACAAGCGCAAATCCGAGGGCGTTTAATGCTCTCATGACCTTTCTTAATTTGGAAGTTAATGGCGATCCGACCTCCGAGGATACGGCGCTGTATACTTGGTTTGATGACCTGATAACAACTTGCTATGTAGAGGCTGAAGGCTATTGCGGTCAGCCTCTCCGTAGTGGGACGATATATTACCAATTTTACGCCTCAAAGGCTCAACGCGGCCTCGAAGCTAATCACTCGTGGAAATATATCCCTTACAATGCTAACACGGCTCTTACGGCTTTGCAGTGGCGCGAAAATGAGTTTGCAACTTATGCGAACTTCGACGCGGGTAACTATGCATGGAATGCCGAGCCGTATGCTAATTACATTGTCTTTCGTGATAAGACAAATGGACAATTTAAGGCGACGCTTACGACGGGCTTCAGTGATGCGTCAATGCCATATACAATCTTGCAAGGAATAGCCGAAATGGTAGCTCTTGCATATAAGCAAAGTCCTCAAGGTGGTAATTGGTTCGGACTTAACTCCGTCGCTACAGGCGGCGCGGGTCAAACAGTTAGCCAATCACTCAAAACCGATATAGGATGGCATAAGTACTTTGCGCAGTTCGTTATACCAACGGTGTAATAATGATTAATAGCGAAGCTTTAAAGGGCATTTTACGGCCTGTTATTCTGAAGAGCTTGGAGCGCATGCCTTTTGTCATGCAGGCGTATATCGGAGCTAATATGAACTTCCAAGGTCAAGCCGATAGGATAGCACCATCGAAGAGCGATAAGCTAACAACTTACTCTGGTGCTCTTTTCCGAAGTTTTGCAAAAGGTCAGCCCGGAAATGTTTTCAGAGTCTCGCAAAATGGTGATAACTTCGAAGTAGAATACGGGTCAAGCATAAAATACGCGGCTATTCATGAATTTGGTGGCTTCATAAAGGCTACTCCCGTGACCGTAATTAAAAGCAAGAGCGGTCGAAAGATGAATAAGTCAACTTATGTTATGGCACAATTCTTTTGGGCTAAATTCTATCAAACAAAACAGCCATACTTCAAAAGGCTTGCACTTGGAGTCGAAAAGAAAGGCGGCGTAAACATACCAGCCCGCCCGTACTTTAATCCTGCAGTCGATAGACTTCGAAATGATACCAAGTTCGCAAGCGATATAAAACAACAAGTCATAAACGGAATACAACAATGGCAAGAGAGTCAGCGGCGATCAAATCCATAACAGATAGACTTCGCACAATGAGTGGAGTTAAAGTCTATGACCAAGTAATGCTAGATAAATGGAATACCTATCAATTTCCTTTTGTCGGTGTTTTGTCAGGCGCGGATTCACGCGAGGTCATAGGACTTGAAGACGATTCTGCTTTTGCAAATAAAGGCACTTTGGATATGTATTTACTTGTCGGAGTTCAAGTAAAAAAGAATAGCACGGCGGGCAAGGCTAATTTGAGAGAAGCTCTTGCCGACTTATGCGAGGCTATCGAGAATAAGCTCACAAACTACAAGCCCGATGTCTATGAGTCCGATTATGAAAGGACATATTTTGCGCCCGTGCATTTTGTCGACGCTCAAGCGGTCACATTCAATGACGATGAAACGAAAGGCATATCTTTCATGACATTTAGAACGGTATATTATAGAGGAGATGTATGAAGTTAAGTGCATGTGTAATCTTTCAGGATGGAGATGACCTGAAAGGATGGAGGGATTCTTTGCCGAGTGATAATGTCGAAGTCGTAGCACTTCGCACAGCGGTAAATCCGAAACTTAAAGAGCCTGTATTCCAAGAAGTCGGTCGCATTGATGACCATATAGTGCTAAGTTGGGAATATCCCGACTTCGAAGATTATTTTGACTTCAGTTATTGCAGAAATAAGCTAGATGAATATGCGACTGGTGATTGGATTTTGCACATGGATTCTGATGAGCGCCTTGCAAGCCCTCACGATGAATTCTGGCAATATATCGAAGAGCTTAACAATACCGAAGCGGTCGCGGCTTATCTATCCATTGGAGGATGCAATAATGATCTAGATCCGCAATATACGCATATTCGAAAGAGGTATAATATACCGGCAATGCGACTGCATAGAAGAAGCGCGTTTCTTAAATGGCAAAGAATATGCCATGAGACGCTCGAAGTAGATCCGAATGGTACGGTCGTAGCTGATACTGACATATTGCTATACCACAAAGGATATAGTCAAGATACTGAAGTCTTAATGCATAAAGCAGAACGAAACGGCGGCTTGATGGTAAGAGAATACACACGCGATAAATCACAAAGAAACTGGGATTATTTAGTTAACACTTTTTCATATCTAAAACAATTATCTAAGAGGTAATATCATGGTAGTAGGCGGCGCTAACCTTAGCGTATTCTATACAGCAAATGAACTCGGGACAGCACCTACAATAGGAGCTACCGCAGTTCACACAATGAGACGCAAGATCAAGACTTCCTTGACTCGCACAACTTTCACAATCGATCAAAACGAAGACAATCCAGAACTCACTTCATTCCTTGAAAACTTTGCACCTATTACAACGGTCACTGCAGATCAAGGCGAATACGAAGACGGGACAAAGTTCAACTCTTCACAAGCGACAAGCGATACACTTTTGCAAATCGTTTACGGTGGTGTTGACACAAATTCAACTCCTAATAAGCGCAAGATTGTTTTGATGCTTTGCAAATTAGCACAAGACGCGGGCGCATTTGACCAAGAATCAGGTAAGTACACAAAGCCAAAAGTAGCAGGCGATGTGGTGAATAACGATGCTGATCTGGTAGTACCTGCAACTTACTTCTTGACTACTCTTGTAAGCGGTGCGACTGCGGTCACAATCCCTGCAAAGATTGGCTATAAAGAAGTATGGTATGCAATCCCAACGCCTTAATACACACGGGGCGGGCAAAACCCGCCCCCTTATTTTTACTCAAAGGAGATAGCATGAAATTATATCTAAATGAAACAGCACACGAAGTAGCACTATACACAAAATTGACCCCCGCTCTTTATGACAAGGTTACGCCGCTTCTCTCTGAACTTGCAAATACTAAAGGCGCTCAAGCAGCCGCCGAGACCGAGATCATGGAGAAGGTATTTAGCCGCGAGAGCCTTGCAAAAAAGATAGACTTAACAAAGGGGCAAGACGCTTTTAAGGACATTATGCAAGAGTTCGAGTTTCAGGAAATTGTAAAGACTGCATATCTAAAAGTCCGAGCAAATCTATTCGAGCTTATCAATGTCGATGAGACTACGATTCCAAAAGTATTTCAATTTGTAAAAGCCGTAATCGATGAGAGCAAGGTGCAAAATACCGAGCTTTTAGCTGGTATTCAGTCCGAGCCTTCAAGCGAGTTTTGGCAAAACCAAGATCTTGATGGTATATTGGACTCACTAAAGTTTTTTCGTGAAACAGTATGCAGAAGAGTCCGCATTATGTGAGTACTATCTTGAAGACTTGACGGTATTTAACGACCCAGACGATGACGAATATGAAGAGACGGACGGAGATGAGAGTGCTTATTACCTTGGCGAAATTGTAGGCTCATATTGGATATTCAAAGGCGTTGCAGGCGGCGATCCTGCAGCGTATCTAAGACTATATTACGACACGGCTCGCGTGGATGTAATCCGAACTTATGCTTACACAATAACTTACCACAAAGAACGCCGCAAAATGGAGCGCAGAATCAATGGCCGATGATATCAAAATTAAACTTGGACTGGATGCAGCCGAATTATTCAACGGTCTGAATAAAGTCACTACCGAACTTAATCAGGTGCAAAATGAGTCGAAGCAAACCGACCAAGCACTTGATAAAATGGCCGATATAAATACTTCGAGCGCCGTCGCAGATGTCAACAAGCTATCCGCGGCGATTGATGGCGTTGGTGATTCTGCAAGCGGTATAAGCGGTGTATTTGAAGGACTCAAAGGCGGGCTAGGTGACGCTCTTAGCGGTGGTTTGATTGGAGGGCTTGTAGGTGGTGGCTTGGCCGCTGGCGTGCAAGCGGGGGTCGGTGCTATCATTGATGGCTTTGGGGCGGTTGTTGATGCAGGTCGCGGGCTTATATCGGCTCAAGGCGATTTGCAAGCACAAACAGGTGCTACGGGTGAGGAATTTGAGGCACTAAAAAATGCAGCCGATGAGGCGTTCCTCGGTGGGGTTGGTGAATCAGTAGCCGAAGCTACAAAAGTAATCAGTAATGCAAAGGTAGTACTTAAGGATGCCTTGCCTACCGACCAAATCGGAGAATTCGTAAAAGGCGCGCAAGCTCTTGGTAATTTGTATGAGAAGGATGTTAACGAAGTTATTGCCAAGTCAACGCCGTTTATTAAGCAGTTTGGGCTTGATGGTCAAGAAGCATTCGACTTAATTGCATTCGCCGCAAAAGAGGGTAAGACTTCGCAAGACGATGTACTCGATACGCTTGCCGAATACTCGCAATTACTAAGTGAAGCGGGATTCAGCGCTGAGGAGTTCGCGGGTCAAATGGCAATCGCAGGTCAAGAGGGATTGTTTAATACCGACAAGATTGCAGACTCGATCAAAGAAGCTCAAATCAGACTTAAAGCAGGTGATACTGCAAAGGCTTTTGCAGAAATTAAAAACCAATTACCTCAAGCGCTTGGTTCAACTCTTGGGAATCTTGAGCAACTTGCATCTAGTGGTCAAATCACAATCAAAGAATTCTTGCAAAAGTCAGGGGAATCAATCAAAACGGCGTTTGATGCAGGTCAAATCTCCGAAGCGATGGCTACTCAATTACAAGTAGCAGTCGCCGGAACGCCCGCGGAAGATATTGGAGTCGAAGCGTATAATAAAATGTTTGGCGCTCCAATACCGACTGAAGAAATCAAGAAGAAAGCAGCGAAAGCGGGTCAAGATGCTATGAATGCTGCGGGTCAGTATCTTAGTTTTGACATGGTGAGTCGTAACTTAGAACTTGCATTCACAAAAGCAAGCGCAGTCGTAGTGAAAGGCGCTTCAGATGCATTCGGAATGATTGCGACTGCAGTGGGGCCTGCATTCTCCGAACTTGGTGCGACTTTGAGCGGTGTATTCGAGAGGATATGGACTGTAATCGGTCCGATTGTGATGGGAATCGGCGCTGCAATTATGACTAACATTGTCGGAGCTTTTAACATTGCAATTACTGTAGTCACTACCGTACTTGATATCTTTACAAGCATATTTGACTCTATTGCAAGCTCTCTAAGACCGCTAATCGATGTTTTCTCGCAAGCATTTGGAGAGGATGGAGCTGTAGGTCAAGGAAAAACAGTAGTACAATCATTCCAAGAGGCTTTGAATTTTGTTGGTGAGGTTATTCGCGAAGTTGGTGGTATTGTTGCCGATATTGGCGGGCTTATTATCGAGTTTCTTATCACTCCATTCCAAACGCTTATCGAAGTTATTGCCGATGTGACCCGCTCTATTGCAGAATGGATATCGACAAATGATTCAAGTACGGAATCTATGAAGGAATCAGGAAAAGCCGCGCAAAATAGCAAAGGCTTTATCGATACACTTCGACAAGCATTCGATAACATCCGAGGAACTATCGGAGGAGTTCGCGAGTCATTTATTCAAATCAAAACTACTATTGGTGAGTTTTGGGATGCTATTACGCAATTAGATATTCAAAAGGCGCTCTCTGCATTCACTGGTTTTGGTGATAAACTTACTCAAGCGTATGACAAGGGATTTAATGCTACAAAAGAACAAATTCAAAAAACTAATCAAGTTGTAAAAAAAGGCAATGAAGACGCTGCAAATGAAGCTGCAAAAGCAGCGGCTGCAAAAGCAGCGGCTGAGAAAGCAGCCAAAGAGAAAGCGGATGCTGCAGAGAAGGAAAGATTAAGAAAATTAGCGCTCGCAAATGCAAAAGGGAAAGGAGCAGAAGCAGAATCCGAACTTCAGGAACTCAAAAGATTCTACAAAGGCCGCCAAGACGAGCTTGAAAATGATATTGAGCGCGAGCTTAACTCTGAAGCAAACAGAGGTAAGGATTTAAAAGCAATACGAGCGCAACTTGAAGCCGAAGCAAATGTCGAACTAAAAAAATACCTTAACGAGCGTGTTGGTGGCATTGCAGATGCTAATGTATTTCTTGATAAAAATCAACTCACTGCAAAGATAACTCCAAGCAAAAAGAAAGGCGAGACTGTTGCGGATATAGATAATTTCTATACGCAAGAGATGGCGAAGCTTAGTAAGCAAGTTGAAGTCAAAGTCGTAGCCGATATGACATGGCGAGACGAGCTACTTAAAGAGCTCGGAGAGTTTGTCAAAGAAGCCGAAAATACAGGGAAAGAATATAGCAAAACACTTGAGACGCTTTTCAAGGCACCAGCGAAAACATCCGAAGAGTTAGCAAGCGCCGAGAACGCTTTTACTAACTTCAATCAGATGCTTATTGATGAGCAAGTCTTATTGCAAGAAAAGATACAACTTGCAAGAGATGTAGGCGATACGAAAAGCTTGGAGTCTTTGACTAAATTACAGCAAGCAAATCAAAGCACGCTCGATGATATGTATCGACGCTTCAAAAGGTTCTCCGAAGATTCTGCTCAAGAAATAGAAAAGAACTCTGGTTTGTCAGGTGCTCTTCTTACTTTTCAAGCTGCTCTTAATGATGCTTTCAATATAGAAAAAATCAGAAAAGAAAGAGAGACAAATGAGCAAATTAGACAAGAGAGATTAGGAGCGCTCAATGCTGAAGAAGACGATCTCAATACCAGCCTTGCAAAGAGAGAAATTTCTTTCGAGGATTATGCTGCTAAGATTGCAGATATTGACGCGCAAAGAAAACAAGTTGAAGAGCAAACTGAAGTCACTTTTTTGCAAAGGCTCAAAGGTGCAGGCGATCAAGCGGCCGCGAGCGTGCTAAAATCTCAATCCGAGATATTTAAGAAAAACGCTCAAGGCATGGAAGGAAATCAGAAAATCTTTAATGAATTTGTCGGTCAAACTTTAGAGCAGTTCGGAACGCTCGCAGCTTCAGGAAAAGCGACCCTAGCAGACTTCGGAAATGCAGCCGCAGGCGCGGCGTTTGATGCCGTCTCTAAGATGATACCGTCTTTTGTCGTAGGTATTTTGGGAAGCTCGATCACCACACTCGGGCCTATTGCAGGGCCTATCATTGCGGCTACCCTAACTGCAGGGCTTCAGTTGCTTTTAGCAAGCG